TACGTATTACGATGAGCTTGTGCCTGACTTTAGAGAGGTGTTGATGGATGGCGTTCGTGACGGCGCAGCGAAAGTAAGCGCGAACATCTATCCTGATATCGCACGCACCGAGACGGCAGCGTTTATCGGGCAGTACACGTATCGGTTCGCTGCACAGATCAACAGTACGACACAGACAGACCTGCGCAATATTTTTGCACAGGCCGATGCGAATGGCGACACCATCAAGGAGTTGACCACATCCATCAATGACCTGTTCGCTGGCAAGGAGCGGTGGGAAGCTGAACGGATAGCCAGAACAGAAACAGCCCGTGCGCGTCAGGCAGGCGAAGTCGAAGCATGGCGCGAGTCGCACGAAGTCGCGGGCTATCACTGGATAGCCGTACCGGGTGAATGCGATTTCTGCAAGGAGATCGAGTTCGAGTTCGGTGAGGCTGGCCGTGCCGTGAGCTTTGGCGGCGTATTCGCCAGCCAGGGCGACACGATTGAACTTGCCGATGGCCAACAGCTTTCGATTGATTACAGCGATATACAGCACCCGCCGTTGCATCCGCATTGTCGGTGCTATTTAGAACCAGTATTTTTTGATGTTGGAGAATAGACATGCCATTGCCGAGAGTAAGCGACGGCGAAACTAACGATGAATGGGTCGCGCGATGTATGGGCGACGAAGCTATGGTTGCCGAGTTCACAGACGAGGCACAAAGGCGTGCTGTATGCCAGTCAATGTGGGACAGCAAGACCGTTGCTGACGAGCCGGAAGGTACGGTAGCCGACAAGGCTGCTAACGCTGACGAGAGCGGCGATGATAAATCTGAGAGAGTCATCAAGCACATTACGTGCAGCACGAAGGCCGTTAGCGTTGATGTTGAGGAACGTTCGGTGGTCTTCGATATCAACACGGATGACGTTGACCGTGATGGTGAAGTGGTATTGCCACGCGGCATTGGCCTGAAGAATTACCGCGAGAACCCGACGGTGTTGTACGGACACAACTACGAAGGGCTTCCAGTTGCGAAGACGCAGTGGGTGAAGCTGGTCAAGGAAAACGGGCGTGAGCGGTTACGCGCCAAGAGCATCTTCGCACCGACCGACTTTGCCAACGATGTGTTTACGTTAGTCGCTGGTGGGTTCCTGAAAACAGCGTCTATCGGATTCATACCGGATGACATCATGGGGCGTGCGCCGACTGATGTGGAAATCAAACAGTTCCCGGATTGGAAGCGCGCGAAGCGTATCTACGATAAGTCCGACTTGCTTGAGTGGTCGGTTGTACCCGTACCGAGTAACCCGTACGCTTTGGCACGGAGCGTGATTGCGCGTAAGGTGAAGCTGCCGGTGGGATTGAAGTTTGACGAAACCGAGGATACCGCGACCGACGAACGTACTCCGCACTATGATGTGAGAATCTACGAGAAGGATTCACACGAAGCCTCGTTCAGCGCGGTTGATGGATACGTTGATGGTGAATACATCCGTGAACACATGCAGCATGGCGACGGGAAGCATTTCATCGTGATACACGGCACGACCGAATCGGGCGAAGCCGAAGTGTATAAGCGGTATTACCCGACTGAGCTATGGTCAGTGGAAGAGGCCGAAATACACGCTGCGGCTAATGGTGCGCTGTCGTTCAAGGCCAACGAGAAACGCATGCGCGTACTGCAACCTCCGCAGAAAGACAAGGAACCTGTTATCAAGATGCGTGTCGTCACGGCCAAGCCGGTGAAACGCAAGAAGACACGTATTTTGACAACGCTTGACGAATTGAAGAAAACTGAAACAGCGCGATTAAAAGGACGTATCATACGGTAGGCTAGAGCTTTCAGGGGCGCAATGTGCTGGAGGCCGATACCAAGCGGCCAGGCGATGAGCGTGCTGGAGAAAGATAAGCCAAGTCACATTGGTTTATTGGAGCAGTCTAATGAATAAGACTGTACTGTTATTGCAGGACTGGGAAGAGGAAGACGGCGCTATGATTCCTGCTGGTTCGTTTGTTGAGTTGGACCAGAGAATCGCTGACAAACTCATTTCCGAAGAGCTTGCAATTGAAAAAACGCCGGAACAAGAGCAGGAAGAGCTACGTGCCAAGAAGGAAGCCGACCGTCTTGCGGCAGCCACCAAGGCACGCGATATGCAAAAGGCCAACCTGCGTGTTCTGAGTTCAATTGATCGGGAAGACCCGACTGCCGGTTACGGCAAGTACGGGTACGGCGCGTTCCTCAAAGACGTGATGGACGCATCGAGGCACGGAGCAAGGCCGTCAGACAGATTGCAGGTCTGGGCCAAGCAGTGCAAGACGAAGACGTTGCATACAGGCTCGAACCTTGTTGAGTTTGACGACTCGCAGGGCGGCTACCTGATTCCGCCTGAGTATGCGGCTGCAATGCACCAGGTTCAGATTCAGGATAGCGTGGTTCGACCGAGGTCGATGTACTTCCCGATGGGAACGAATCGTATCGGTATCAACGCGCTTGTGGACAACACGCATTCTGGCAGTATCTTTGGCGGGATCACGTTGATTCGGCCAGGGGAAACTGAACAGAAAACGTCCACGAAGCCGACGTTCCGGCAGGTGTGGCTGACGCTACACAAGCTGGTCGGATTGGTCGGCGTCAGTGACGAGATGATGGAGGATTCTCCGCAGTCCATCCCAACGTTGCTGACCTCTGTTTTCGGTCGGGCGGTTGCCTGGCAGGAAGACAACGACTTTATTCGTGGAACCGGCGTTGGTCAGCCGCAGGGCATTTTGGGTTCTGCGTGCCTGATTACGCAGGCCATTCGTCCGTTGCAACCGGCTGCAACCATCTGGGCCGGTAACATCGTGGACATGTGGAGCCGACTGCATCCGCGCAGCATGAACAACGCTGTGTGGCTGTGCAACGCTTCCTGTCTGCCGCAGCTTTACGAAATGGGTATTGCTGTGGGTACGGGCGGGTCTGTTGTGTTTACGCCGCAGGGCGGGCTGAGCGGGTCGCCGTACGCTTCCCTCATGGGCCGTCCTCTCATTGTGTCAGAGCACTGTTCCGCTCTGGGTACTGTTGGCGATATCATACTTGCCGATTTCAGCCAGTACGCAATTGGCGGGAAGTCTGCAAGTGGCGCGCCGGTTATGGCGAGTTCCGCGCACATCTACTTCGACTTCGATATCACGGCGTTCAGGTTCGTGTTGAGGTATGATGGGCAGCCGTTGTGGAATTCTCCGCTGACGCCCGCTCACGGTAATACTTCTGGCCCATTCGTTGTTTTGGCAACGAGACCATAAGGAGGTTGAACCATGAGTACAGTCAACAAGATTTCTGAAAACTTTCAAGTCCTGTGTTATTACGAGGACGACGGAAGCGCAGGTGTTCAGTTGCCCGCAGACGCACAGGTGGCAACTGATAATCACAATTGGGTCGGTTGGATTGACCACCGTAACATCGAGAAGGGCTTGTGCCTCTATATGACGATTGATGGAGCCAATGCCGCTTCACTGTTGCGTATTATCTCCAACACGTCTCAGATTGGAGCTGGAACGGATCATGCCGTGACAGGGACAACCATCACGACTCCGGGCAATATCGACGCCGCTCTGGAGACGGCTATGGTTGAATGGTCAGCCAGTGACATTACCGACGGTGATCGGTATGTCACGCTCGACCTGAACCAAACAGGCGCGCAGACGGCTGTGGCAGTGTTCGTTCTGGAAAACCGTCGTGACAAGACGGCAGGTCTCACCACTGCCACTGACGTGACGGCGACGTAAGTTATTGGCCGAGGGGTGGCCGCTGACGCGGCTGCCCCAAAGCCAACCTTTTGGAGATACGAGACATGCGGATTCAATTCTTGGCACCGTGCGGGCAGTACGGAGTTGGCGACATTATCAACATGGACTATTCTCGTGCAGCGAATCTATGTTTTGCGAAGTATGCAATAGAAGTGTCCGACGATTCGCCTGTGAAAGTCGCCGCCGTAGACGCTCCACCGCGTGACAAGATGCTGAAACGAAACAAGCCACATCTAAAATCCTCGCCTAAGCGTGGGCGTGGCAGGCCGAAGGGCAGCAAGAACAAGTCTAAGGCCACGCATACTCGAACACCTATTGAGGTAATGACTATCAATGAAAATCAAAATGTCTGAGAACTACGGACGCCTCGAAGCGGGTGTGGATTATCGCGTGGATGATACCACGGCGAAGTCGCTCGTGGCGATGGGCAAGGCCGTTATCGTTCCAGATAAGAAGAAGCGTGTTAAACCTAAACCATCAGTCGTCGTTGAAGAGCGACGACCGCCTATTGAGGAGGTCGGCTGATGTCGAAGCATAGTTATTGGCACAGAAGCTCGTTGTACGGTCAGGACAGAACAAGGGCGTGTCAGTTCTCTCCGGCCACATTCGCAAGATATCAATTCGGAAATTTTGACCATTTTTCAGGTCCGTCAGGGTATGAAGATACCACACACTTCGATGGGTTCACCACCACCGTTGACGGTGCTGGCACTATCAATCTCATCGACCGCGTAGGCGGCTGGTTACAGCTTGTATCCGGTGCCGGTGATGGGAACGGTATCAACTTTCAGCAGGAACACGAGACGTTCCTTCCGGCTGCTAATCGTGATATCCATTTCGGTTGTAGTATCGAACTGACCGAAGCAACGCAATCGTATTTCTTCGCCGGTCTAGCCATTACAGACACCGACATTGATACAGGTTCTTATCCTGCTGATATTGTCGGATTCGAGAAGACAGACGGAGACGCTAATCTTGAGTTCATCTGCGACTCTACCGCAAGTGGCGCGCTTGGAACAACCGACACTGGCATTGACATCGTGGCTGCCGAGACC